TGCCATTCTGTGGCCTCTCGCTTTTCGCCTGTCTGCTTATCTTTCCACTGCTCGCTTGTTGCAACAGAAAGCGAAGTCACAGCGCCGCCGTTTGGCATGTGTCGCACTTCTGGATCTTTCCCAAGTAAGCCGACAATAATTACTTTATTTACACCTCTAGCCATTTTCTATATCTCCGTAGTAAACAGCGCGTAACTGTTCTTTAATTACTTTGTTTTCTTGTGTGGTGAATACACCGCCTTTAGTGTGTGCACGATAAAGGGTTTCTCTTTCTGCATCGGTTAGCTCGAAATAAGTTTCCGCAGCTAAAAATAAATCTTCTACTTCGATGCCTTGCTTAATTGCATGAATTGCATCTGTAAGTGCAAGCGTATCGTTTAAGCGCTTAATTTCCTGCTCAGCTTGTAAAAAGGTTAGCCCTGCCAGCGAATCAACCTGATAATATTTCTCGATACCTGAAACGTTTAAGCGTCCCGATAATTGCTCAATCGTTGAAATTTGCGAGTCGTTGATCATCCTTGATCCTTCGACTTCTTTTATTCGCTCGCCTTCGTCTGGATCAGCAATACCCGAAAAACCAAAAGCATAGCGCGCAGCTTGGATAGTTGCTTTATGTCGTAACATTCGCGCAGGCCATTTTCGCCAAGTATCAGTATTACGCTGACATTCTTCCATGTACTCAGTGCATGAAGTTGGATGATTTCGATCTTTTCGAAACATCTTCACAGTGACAGCGGTTAGCTTTCCTTGATCGTCCTTGTGATCGATCATCTCCATTCCGTCAAACTGAGGATGAGAGTTAATCATTTTCAGCCATCCATCAATAGACACGATTGGCTGAATGCCGCCGCCGCGAGTAGGAAAAGCGTAAATCTCTTTAGTAAAAGGATTTAGATCATATTCATTACAAACCATTAAGAATTGAGCGAATTGCTCATCTGTGCATCCATCTTTAATGCATGTTGCTTTGACCGTCTTAACGAATTGATTTCGGTCAATATCAAACTTGCTTGCTAGTTTTTCTGTTAGCGATTGCCTTGCTGGTAATTGTGCAACTTGCTGGTTCACTTATTCGCCCTCCAAATATTCGCGGCACTCTTCAACTGACCATCCGTTAATTTCTTTTTGTGCTGCAATTTCAATTAGCTGATTGATTCGATAACCAAGGCCGATCCAATCCTCATCAATGATCAACATATCAACTGCGTTATCTTCTAATAAATCCCAGTTGATCCAACCGTCTGCACCTTCGTTGCGGATCTCTTGCGCTTTTTTGAGTTCGCAAAGCTGAGTTAATTTATCGAGATCATTACAAGAGATTTTCTTGTATCGTTTTCGGCTTGAATTTGGGCCGCTAATTTTCAAAATTTTTTCAGCGTTAGCCATTGCAGAATGAATACTTAACATGATTAAGCTCCAATGATTTTGTTTTCGATGCAAAGGAAAGCGATAAACGCGAGAACACAAACTACCGATAAAACGTGCTCACCCAATTCTGAAAAGAAAGCGCCCGTAGGCGCATTTAAAGGACGCGGCGAAGGAGTAATACCGCGCCAGTCAGGGGAGTTATCTTGTGAATTTTGTGTATTCATATTCTTACTCTCACTTAAATCTAAGTTAGAGTCTACTTTAAAGTTAGACTTTAGGCAAGAGTAAAAACCAATTAATTTCAAAGATTCACTAAACGAAAGTTATAGAGACTAAACGAAAGTTATAGAACTGAAAAAAATACTTGAACGGGCGTTCTAGTTATAAGAAACTGAGATTTCCATCTCATTTATTTATAAGGAGCTGTATATGAGTTGTGAAGATAAAAGGGCAGAGGAAATCGATCAGCTTATGGCTGACTTGTTAGATGTGGTTGAATTAGAGGAGAATAAAACAAAGCCGTTATTAGCAACCATCTGGCGCGATAGGGTGCGGGATCACATCGCTACATATCTGGAGTATTATCAAGATGTTCGTCGGTCATTTGGTCGCCAAGGGCGGCAACCATGGCCTTTGCCGCCTCCCAAGACATAGGCTTTCCAGCCTTTTTGTTAAGCAGGTATTTATAAGCCGCAGTCAACATTAACGCTTGCTGCTGATGGGTTGCATTAGGAAAAAAATCTACAGCCTCATCAACACATCGAAGCGCTTCCGCTAGTATGTGGGTGTCCAATCCACTTTTGGGGTACTTAGCGGGCTTTTGTGTGTCGTTATTCTTCCCGGTGCGCAGGTAATCAACTGTTACATTAAAAAAATGGGCGATCTCTTCCATTCGCTTTTCTCGCGGCCATGCATCGCCATTCAAGTAATTATGAATAGTCGTAGCGGAGACGCCGAGCGCTTTCCCGATATGAACCTTATTAACTCGGCCCCACTTTTCTATACATAAGCGCTGAAAGCGTTCTGCGAATTCTTGCATCATTCTGGTAGTCATATCGACATTTTCGCATGTCGATTCACTGATTTTATTAGATTTTTCTTCGAGCACTCTAACTTAAACCTCCTTTTCTTGACAAAACTCTCATTTAAAGTTAGAGTTAATCAAGTCTTAATTTTATTAATTATAACCAAATATGACCGGATTTGAAAAAGCAGTGAGATTAGCGGGTAAATCCAATCTAGCGAAGATTTGCGGGATAAGCGCGGCAGCAGTGACCCAGTGGGGTGATCGTTGGCCACGCTCAGAGTACGGCCCACAACCAAAGTATATAGATAAGATTTCAAGAGCAGTCTGCATGAGCAGGGAAGAACTGTTAAAGATTTAACAAACCGTAACTTAGGAGAGGCACAACGATGATCCAACTTGGGAAGTACAAGCCGATAGAGGCACAGAAGACGAGCACAATTAAAGGGCATGTAACAGAAGACAAAAAGCTGGCCTTTAAACAATGGGCTAGGCGGCAAGGCAAAAGCGAGAGTGAGGCCGTAAACGAATTGATCGATATGGTTTTGCATGAATTTTCTGCGCGAAATCAAAACATGCATTAAGCGTAACTGAAACAGCACAAGGTGGGTGGGCCAATTATGAAAAATGAAAATAAAGAAATATTGATGGTGTTCCATCGAAGGGTTGAATTGATGAATGAGTTCGAGGCGAAAAGCTTTTTGCAAGATCTCATCCAAACCGATTTAGCTCCTTCTGAATATTTAAATGTTAAAGCGGGTGAGATGATTCTCCCCGTTTTTTCTTTGTCAGAAATGGCCCAAAAACAGGTCAATTAAGGGCTTATTATGTCAGCTAAGGCTACGTATTTTGTTTGGAAGTTATCGCTATCAGCTAGTGAAAAGCTTGTTGCTCTTTGCTTGGCTGACTGCCATAACGCAGACACAAATCAATGCAATCCATCGATAAAATACATTGCAAAACGCACAGGATTAAACCCTAAAACCATATCAAAATGTAAGAATGAATTGGTCAAAAAAGGGTGCATTTCTGTTCGTTCAAAGAGGGGGCAAAGTGATATTTTTATCTTTAATTTTAGCTCCGACCCATACCAAAATTGGGATACCCCAAAAACCGACCCCCTCCAAAATCGGGTTACCCCAAAAACCGACCCCCTCCAAAATCGGGTTACCCCAAAAACGGATCATAGTGACACCAATTTTACCGATCTACCCCCCCCAAAATTGGGTCACAAATCTACTAAAGAATCTACTAAGAATCTACTAAACCTAAAACCGGGTTTTTTATCGGCCCAAATTTGGAACGACTGGATCGAATTCAGAAAAGAAATTCGAAAGCCGCTCAAGCCAACAACTGTGAAACAGCAAGTCAAGTTTTTATCTGAACAACCAAATCCTGAATTAGTCATTGAGCAATCAATTCGAAATGGCTGGACAGGGTTATTCGAACTCAAGGGAGGGCAAGCCCATGCGACCAGTTCAAGAAATCCAACCTTCGATGACATCAGCGAGGGATTACGGCAATACGAAATTGGAGGACGATCCGAAGGCGCGATCATTGATGGCGAGGTTTTGGCAACGCATGACTGACATCTACGGCAAAGCATTTACTTCGACTTATGGCGCAACTCCGAACGCTACGTGGTCGGGTGTGATTTTGACCTACGAACCAAATCAAATTGCAGGTGCGTTTCAGCGACTTAAAGCAAATGAAAAGTTCCGTAAGTTTCCACCAAACCTTTTTGAGTTTGAGGATTTAATCAAAAACCTAAAGCACGATTCACACAAGCAAGTTGAATTCAAGCAGGAGTTTACCGAGGAAGATCAGAAGCGAGGGCAAGCGGCAATTCAGAAAATCATGAGTGAATTGCAAGCGCCAAAGCCTGACAAAGAGTTACGAATGCTCAAGCGGCGATGGTCAAGTACTGACTGGGAGAACTCGAAAGGTTTCGGCTCGTATTATGCGGAGGCAAAACGATGAAAAAGAAAACCTGTTCAGTTTGCAAGAGAGAGAAAAGCCTAGGGAGTTTTTACACTTATGGCCGATATGCAAACGGCGAAATTAAGTATCGACCAAACTGCAATATCTGTTATATCGCTGGCGAAGAAGCCAAGTAAGATAGACTAAGTAAAATTACTCGGTTTGCTTTGCAGGTTATCGGCGGTCGAATCAAAGCAAGAACGGTAAAACAAAAATATTCAATGTTTGATGATTTTATGAGGGCTTAATTATGTACTTGCTTAAACAAAAATCAAGTGACTTGTACTGGTTTAAAGATTCAAATTCAGAAAATGGTAACACATGGACAAGCTCAATCGATAAAGCCGCACGAATGAGCGAAGCCCATGCAAACCAAATCGCAAAGGCTTTAGGTGTTGAAAGCTATGCGGTCGTTATCAAAGAGAGGGTGGCACAATGAAACTAGACTCAATCGTTTTAATCGACAGAAGTACAGGCAAGGCACTGAAACGAGACTTTGCATTCGATCAGCCTATTAGTGAAAGATTCACTGATAAGATCGAAGAAGTAAAGATTTTTAACTCATACGAAGAAGCTGAGTCAATACGTAGATCGGTTCGTTTGAGCGGCTACACATGGCTTTCGAATACATCAAGAGACACGTTAAGTAATTTCAAAGCGCTAAAGGAACAAGCCGCATGAAAATCGTAATCTTTCTATTGGCTGGTTTTGTGATGTTTTGCGTTTTATGGATGCTATCACTAAACGCGGGCTGGCCGTGGCACATCGTGCCGGGTGCATACCTATTTTTAAATTGCTGTTTGTTTGGATTAATTGACTGGGCGGGTAGAGATGCAACTTATATGGAAGAAAGGCAAAAACAGAAGCGGAATCGATCCTTATTTTATACGCGCAGGGAATTACATAATCTGCAAAAACGGCAAGCAAAAAGCGAGGTACTTTTCTAGCTTCAAGAAAAGATTTTTAAGTAAACACGATAGCGCAGAAGAAGCGAAGCAGTACTGCCAGAAACATTACGAGGAATCACTATGAAATATTTAATCTATTTAGCTGGTTTTGTACTTGGTGCTATTGGAGTGTTAAATATCGGCGTTTTTACCTTTGCTCTACTGCAAGGTGAGTTTTTATATGTTGCGCTGCTTGTTGGGCTCTGTCATGTAGTTGGCTGCACTGCTTGTTTTGAATGGGTGAAACATGAGAACGCCTAGACCTATTTTCTACGTAACGTTTTTAGCTATTTTAACTTTTTCTCTTGGTGTTTGGATGGCCCAAAAATGGGACCGATACGAGTTAGAGTTTAGATGTCAAAATAACATGAACGCACATGAAGACACGCTTGAATATTATTGCGTTAGCACTGAATTCTTGGATGAGTTAGATAGAACGAAATTTATATGAAGTTCCATATTCACAAAGATGAAAAAATCATGCTTAACGCTTTCAAGTATATCGGTGAGCGATTTAAGCAAGGTAATCGATTTGTAGTGACTGTCGAGAATCGCAAGCGAACAATACCACAAAACGCATACTATCACGGCGTTGTTCTTGCCACTGTTGCGGCAGAGTCAGGGCATACAGTTGATGAAATGCATGAGTACTTCAAGAAAAAATATCTTTGTGAAGAAGTAAAAGAAATATTCGGTAAAAAGATGATTAAAGCAAAGTCCACGACAAAATTAAAAACGGACGAATTCAATCTTTACATCGATCAGATAAGGGCTGAAATGGCTGAGTATGGAATTTACATTCCAGATCCTAAAGAGGGCTAAATCATGAAGCAGTACATGTTAAAACTACTTTTAAAAATAGCGGTGCTCTGTCGACTACTTGCTGTTCTGCCCGTTGTCGTTGGTTTAATTATCACAATAATTCCATTCGTTATTTTTTCATACATTGCTGGGGTTATTGGTGACTGTATCGTAAAGGAAACTTTGGAGGTTTAAATATGCAAATACCTAAAAATACAATCGCTGCCATAGAAGGGCTTTTTTATAAAATTGGTCGGTTTGGATGGGTTTATTACTATCAATGCGGCGACTGGTTTAAAAGCTCACGCAGCAAAGAAGAAATAGCGCGAGAAGTAAGAAAGCAAGATCCGCAAAATCTATTTAGCTTAACTGACGATTCTCCAAAAAAGAAAAATAAGGCGACTTAATGGCTACTCACATGATGATACCAGACGCGCAAGTTCGGCATGGCGTACCACTTGATCATTTGGATTGGGTAGGCCGTTACATGGTAGAGAAGAAACCGGATGTTGTTGTAAATATCGGTGACTTTGCGGATATGCCTAGTTTATCGAGCTGGGATCGTGGCAAAAAGAAATTCGAAGGCCGCAGATACATGACTGACATTAAAGCGACTCATAAAGGCATGGATACTTTAATGAGAGCCTTTAATGAGCATAATGGAAAAAAGAAAGCTCATAAACTCAAGCAATATAAACCGCGATTAGTGATGACACTAGGAAACCACGAGCAACGAATCGAAAGAGCCGTTGAGGAAAATTGCGCGGTTCTTGATTCATTGATTAGTTATTTCGATCTCAAGTACGAGCAATACGGATGGGAAGTTCACGACTTTTTAAAGCCTGTAAATATCGACGGTATTCTATACGCTCATTATTTTTATAACCCTATGTCAGGTCGGCCTTACGGCGGCATGATTGAAAATAGAATCAAATTGATTGGGTCAAGTTTCACCATGGGTCATCAACAGACTTTAATGCATGGAATTCGCTACACGACGAAAGGTGAAGCCCAACACGGTTTAGTTGCAGGTTCGTGCTACTTGCATGATGAAGACTATAAAGGCCATCAAGGAAATGCGCATTGGCGCGGCATCATCATGAAGCACGAAGTAAGCGAAGGCAAATATGATCCTATGTTCGTAAGTCTCGATTACTTATGCCGACGCTACGAGCAAATGAGCCTTAAAAAGTTCATGCTAGAAAAATACGGCGATCAACAGTGGAGTATTGCAGCATGATTAGATCTAAAAAATTACGACAAAGCGCCAAGCTACAGGCTTGCACATTAAATATTGTCGGCGTTTGTAACTACCTGCCAGAAACGACAGTGTTAGCGCACATACCTGACCAGTACAAGGGGATCGGGTTTAAGTCTAGCGATATATCATCATGCTTTGCTTGCTCATCTTGTCATGATGCGATTGATGGGCGCGTGATTGTGGATGAGTTTGAAGATAATGCAGAATTTTATTTGTTTCGCGCATGGCGTCGAACTATTGAGCGCTGGTTTGATATGGGGGTGATTAATGTCGCTTAATCGTTACGCAGCAAAGCGAGATAAAAATGAGCCTGAAATTATTCAAGCGTTTGAAGAGATGGGTTGTAGCGTAACCAGATTAAATGCGCCCATGGATTTATTAATTGGTCACGAAGGTTTAAACCTAATTGTTGGAGTTAAAACGAAAGCGGGGAAGTTAACGCCAGCACAAAAAGAATTTATTTCACGGCATAAAGGTACTTACGCAGTAGTTCGATCAGTCGAAGAGGCAAAACAACTAATCGAGAATTTAAGTGCATCCTGATCACCCTGACGCATTTATAGACGAGGAAGAGGCAATGACAAATAACTCAATCTCAGGCGCTTTTGATACTCAAATAGGCGGTGGCCACTATACAAAACTAGCTATTCAACCAATGGAGTTAAGTTTAAAAAACAACTTAAACGCGGCACAACATACAGCGATCAAATACATCATGCGCTATCGGGATAAGAATGGATTAGAGGATTTAAAAAAGGCAAAGCACACAATTGATCTTTTGATTCAGCACGAATACGGAGAGTAAATCATGATCGACTTCGAAAGGTGGGGTGCATGGCATCGGCAAGGGGGCGGGTTTCGCGAGTTGTGGTATCCGTCGCAATCTGTCGAGGGGTCAATGATAGCTACTCGCGGCGGTTTAAGTTGCGGTTCAATGAGTGATGACGAGGCCGCAGAGATTGATAGCGTCGTTATTATCCTGAAACGGCAAAGCATAGAAAAGTATCGAGCGCTTGAGGCGTATTATATTCACGGCATAACCATTCGGAGTCTTGCTAAATATTTAAAGGTCGGTGAAACCAAAGCGCGTCAAACCTTACAAAGTGCTGAATCGTTCGTCGAGGGGGCTTTATGCGCTTTATATTAACCGTAGCACTAAGCGCAATGCTGGGCGGTTGCGTTAGCTTTGATATTCATGAGGCAGAGCTAGCGTGCCATAGCGATAAATTAAAGAAATTTGAACATGTCGAGCGCGGATCACGTCGTATCGTTGAGTGCAAGTAATCCTGTCTTTATTTTAAATAGCTCGAACACGGCGCGCATAATTTCACGCTCGCCGCCCTCCCACTTCTGCCATGTTCTCACATTGACATAGACCAGCGCTGCTGACTCTTTTTGAGTGAGTCCAGCGGCTAGCCTAGCTTGTTTTATTTCAGCGGGGGTCATGCTTCTGCGTTCGCCAGTTCTTCAGCCGCATATAACACATAGTTGCCTAGTGAATTTATTGCATAATTTTCTGCGAATTTCTTCTCTGCTGAACGCAGTGCCGCGCCAGATAGGCAGGCCCATTCCTTGCCATATAGATCATGCCAATCCGCAATGCCGCCAGAGGCATCTTCAATAGCAACTGACTCATTCCCGAATTGTGTTTTTGCAGTAAATTCAACATAAGCCCAGTTGTCCCTTAAGGTCACCTTGAGCGTGCCGCCTGCGTAATCAAATTCATGTTCTATGTTAATACTCATCTCTCTTTCTCCTTACAAATCCCAAACATAAAAATAGTGCTCAGCGCCTTTCAATCGCGGAACATCGTGAATACTAAAAAATTTATTCTCAAAACGATCAATCTCCTTTTTATCGTAAATTACTTTTCGTTCGATAATATTAACAGCGTCGTTAGCTTCGCTACTTATATGCACACTTTCGGTCTTTCTAAAAAGAACGACAATAGCCTGCCCTTGCCCGTTTGCGTCTAATACCAACCCTTTGATCATCTCTATTGCTCCGTTTTTTTCTTAACTGTTGGATACAGTATAGCGCCCAATGGGCGTCAAGGCAAGTGCTTTATTATAAGTAGCTCAAAAAGAGATGAGGCACAACATGTTGACATTGCGCGCATGTTTTAATACAATATGTAGGTATTTTGGGGTTTTGCCCTCCTAATCTCAAAATACGCACTTCTCTCATATCAAGTGCCTCCTAGTCCCAAATTGGGACACCTGAAAAGCCCCTTAATTGGGGCTTTTTTGTTTCCGATAATAAAATAAATAGGTTGTTTTATGGCTCACTGGGAGTTGTGGCAGTGGAGTCTATTCATTGCGCCTAACATCATTACATGGGCGGCTTACTTCTATATACCGCACAGGCTGAAGAATAAAAAAACAGAGTTAAGCAAAGAGAAAAATAACTTTTTATTCGTCGCATTTATTAGAGCTTGCGGCCTGCACCACTTAACACACCCTTTTTTCATGTATATGCATTGGTTTTGGCCTTTGGTCATTGAGTGTTTTATGGTGGCTGCGATCTCAGTAGTTGCGGCAATCATGGCAGATTTTGACTGATGACAGACGCAACACTAGGAGTAATTTTAACTGGTATTTTCGGTGTCATCGCGGGTGCTATTACGGGGTTTTTTGCTTTTCGAAAAGGGAAGTTAGATCAATCATCACAGTTGATTCAAAGTGCGTTGCAGAGCCAAAAAAATAGCGTTGACCAGTTGTGGTTGCAACTCAACAAAATCAAGGAAGAACACGCAGAGCTTAAAGTAAAATATGAATCACTGCACAAAGAACATATGCAGGTATTGCGTGAAAATCACAAGTTAACGGAAAAAGTTAGTGATCTTTCAATGAAAATTGAAATGCTGGAAACGAGTCAAGTGGATCTACCCGTACCGCACTGGATTAAAGATCTAAAGCGGGTCATGTTAGCTCTAAACCCATCTTATGAGGCGGTATTTTTAAAACCGAGAGGCTTTAGTAAATCGGACTATGTTGGATTTGATGATTTTGCGGTATGGCCTGAGCAAATAGCAGAACAGTTTGAGGGAAATGACAAGCGCGTAGCAGAAACGCAACAGCCGTGGATAGGGTTTGAAGACGTCCCCGATAAAGATGGAAATGTAGTTAAGTGGCGAATCTTAAAATACCCTCGTCGAGTTAATGGTATGACGATTGGTATAGCAGGAATAGCGATTCCTGACTCATTCGATGAATTAAATAAATTTATAAGCAAATGAACAAATACTCAAAGACATCATTGGAAAGACTTGAAGGTTGCCATCCTGATTTACAAGATCTTTTTCATGCTGTTTTGCAAAAACAAGATCACACCATCATATCGGGCTATCGAGGCCCACAAGAACAAAACGATTTATATCACGCTGGCAAATCGCAGCTTAAATACCCTAAATCAAAGCACAACGCAAAAATATTAGATCGTGAAACTGATGAATTAATTCCAGGATCACGAGCGGTTGATGCTTTGCCATACGATCAAGTTGTTGGGCGAATGGTTAACGGCGATCACGAGCACGATATGGAAAAGATTTTCTCATTTGCAACACTCGTATTTGAAACCGCAGCAGAGCTAAACATCAAGGTTAGATGGGGCGGCAATTGGAAGAGTTTTAAAGATTATCCGCATTGGGAGTTAATGCCATGAAGTTAATTATCAAAAGCAGCACTGAGACTATCTAATGTGGGGTAAGGTAATTTCCACAGTTGGCGGTTTGTTTTCTTCATGGATTGACGCAAAGAAAGAACGCCACAAAGCAGAAGCGGCGAGAATGATGAAGCTCGCACAGACTGAGGCTGATTGGGATTTAGAGGCGCAAAGACAAGCGCAATTTTCATGGAAAGATGAATTTATCACGTTTGTATGGTTCGCGCCCTTGGTGGTCGCATGGTTCGATCAAGAAAAAGCTCAAGCATGGGTTAAATTTTTGGCGCAATTACCGTACTTCTATCAAATCGGTATGTTTGGAATTATCGCGGCCTCATTTGGTTTACGTTGGTATTTCAAGCAACAAAACTTCAAAGTTAAAAATGAAAATAGCTGAATTCAAACCCTCAAATCTCATTGAAAAAATGGAGATATTAAACGGGGCTGTTGAATTCGTTAATACTCAGGAATTTAAAGATTTATATGTGATCGCAGTAGGGCATGATCATCAGCCTTTATTACTGACTGAGCACGCAAACGAGAATGAAGCAATCGGCGTTTTAGAAAAAGTCAAAACGCTGTTTTTATACGTCGAAAGCGAAGAATAATGACAAAAAACTTTGTAAATACAACGCAAACTTGGAATAACTTTGCGGGGAAATGGCGATCTCAATCTGCGCCTACTGTGCCCGGTGGAGCGCTCCACTCGTTCACTGTAACGAATACCGAAGCAAGTTCTTGCACTGGGTTTTTTGAGTTAGGACTACCTTTTCCTGATGCAACCATTGATGATTTTACGTCGCTAGTTGTTAAGGAAAACGGCGTTGAGGTAGATTCGCAAGTTGACGCGGTTGCGCGATCAGATTGGCGCGGCGTTCGTTTTTGCGTCGTCACAGTTCGAACAACAGATTTTTCAGCGAGTGAATCACGAAATTATACGGTTGAGGCTAAACTAGCTGATTCTGAGAATTTCTTTAATGACGAAATGCGATCCGATCAATTACTGCTTGATGACATTCGGGCGGCGTGTGATTGGAATATTACGTTAACAAATGTTCAGACACACGACGGAACAGCGCAAGCAAATGATACGTTAGCAACAACGCTATATGCTGATTTCAACACAGCCAGCCAAACGGCGGCGAACGCTCAAAGAATTAGATCCGGCCCAGTTTGTGACGAATTTCTAGTAAAAACGAGTTTTAATACGGCAACCGCAGAGGCGGGAGCGTTTCACGATCACTTGCAATGCTGGTTTTACGTAACAGCTTATAAAAATTCAAATGGAACAATCGATAATACATCTTGCGCAGCGAGTATACCGTTAACGTGGTGGGGGAAAGCAAATAAAACCAGACAGATTTATGATGTTACGACTTATGAAGGCGTAACGCAGAAACAGCAATTTTTAGGAGTTGATCAAGCTTACCACACAATGCCTATGGTTTGTGTTGACACTGGTTCTGTTGAGTCTCGTTATTGCTTACCTATTTTTCAAAATGCAGGTGGCCCAACACTTCATGCTGCAATCACCGATAAGCAAAAATGGATTGACTCTGGCTATATTCCTAAAGTTGACCTAGCGATTGACGCGAATGCCTCAAGCCTTGTGTATTCAGATCCTTATGTCCCTTGCGGAACCATGGGACACAGGACTGGACTTGATGCTGGCGGCGGTTATTCGACACGGGGCGAATTAACAAACCCTGATGTGATTGCTTTTATCTCTCAACATGCAACGCGAGAAAAACACATGAGAACGCGTGCGATGATCGGCGGCTCAATGAATTACCATTGTCATCAAGATCGCAACAATGAGAGGACGTGCATTAGTTTGATCATGGAGCCTAAGCAGGCGAGTGAATACACGTTCCCGGGAATGACGCCGCAGCACGCATATAAAGGCGCGAGCACTGCGGCTGGATATGTCGATAACTGGGTTGCTCCACTAGGCGGCGAGGGTGCCTTTAACACCAGTTCAGACTCTTCACATGCTGCAAATTATTCCTATTACGCTTATTTAAAAACAGGCCAACGTTACTACCTTGATCAAAGTATTACACTAACAACGAACCTCTGCCATCAAATGCATGGCGGCGATTACGGCGCTTGTCCAAAGACAATGTATTCTGATGATGCCTATCGCGCTTCTTTGTTATCTATCCCATCTACACAATGGACGGCAATCGGTAATTTTGATCCGGGCATGGAGCGATCAGTGGGCTGGGCGATCAATATCATGGCCGGTACTTATGGCTTAATGCCTGACGGCGATATTCAAACGCCATACATTAAGAAGTTTGTTGAACACAATTTTGATTACGCAAAAGAGGCTATTGATTATTTGCCTGCCGAACAAGTGGCCGCAGGTATTTATTATATTTATAAAGGCTCAGGCGTCCCTGGTTATATCGTTTCACCATGGATGATCAACTTTCAAGCGATCAGTTTAGCTAAAGCCTCAAAGATCATTCCAAACAATGCAAACGTTGCAGCATTTAGGCAATTACTTGAAAACTTTGTGGCGGGCTATTGGTCCGGCGGCGGTTACTTAGCGGCAGCTTATCGAGCTCAAATTTTTGAAGATAACGCAAGCGCATGGCATAGAGACAATAACCCAATTATTGCGCCAAACGCAGGTCATTACACAATCACGTTAACAAGCTCAACGGATAAAGTTACACCCGCAATCGGTGAGTTTACGCTTGCTGATGATGACGAAATAATTTTCGCAAACACTGACGGATCAGGGAATAGCGTAAGCGTTCCCGCAGAAGTAACCGCAGGCGTTACGTATTACTTGCGCAATGTATCAGGCGGCGATGCTGATTTATTTACAGCGCCTAGCCCGGGTGGTTCGCAAGTAACAATCACAAGCGATGGCGCATTTACATGTTGTGCACGCCTAGCTAGTTTTGATCAATCTGTTGCAAGTTATCCACCTTACTTACCAAATGATGATAGTTACCACAACATTGCTATTGCGGCGTGTATCGGACTGAACTCAGTTGATAACACTACGGTAACTGATGCGATGGCGATTAAAGCAGACGACTTTACATCAAGCCCCAGTAATTATCTTGCATGGAGTACTAAACGATGAGTTTTATTACTACTTCATGGGATGATTATCTTTGGTTAAACGACACACTGCCAAGTGTCGGCCCTGATGATTGGAAGTTGATGGTTGCGTGGGTTTATATTCCCACTGGCCAATCACTTGGATCGGTTAATGTTATTTCCGATTTATCAAGCTCAGATGGCGCTTACATTCAAGCGAACTTTACCAGTGCTCGAGTTCTGCAATTAAAAGGTAAGGTAGACGGATCACAAAGTACGACAAGCGTAAGCAGTGGATACACAATACCTTTTGATACGTGGACATTAACGGCGGTTGCGTGTGGGCCTGACGATGGAACCACGCGACAAATGCGCGTTTATGCGAATGATCCTGCAGCAAATAGCGGCGGGGCTAACGCAAACTCAAGCAATACACAAACAGCCAATTGGTCGCGGTTAATCATCGGTAACGAAAGAACACTTTCTAATTTCCGGGACACAAACGCAAATACAGCAGCGGTCGCAGTTTACAACTTTGGCCCCTCGTCTGATTTTGCGACCATCGAGGCGGTTGTTTCAGATTTATACAATGGTGGTACGTTTAAGGCGCCGAATAACACAAGCGAAACGCCAGTTTTTTACACAAAGCTTGCGAGTGATGCAACGGTAGAAATTGGGCCAACATTAACAAGTGTTGGCACGCCTGTTTTCAATAGCGGCCTAAACCCAACGCTATTAGAGCCAAACCCAATTAACCCAAGCTTTGATGGTAACGGCGCTCATGTAACAGCGGTTTCAATCGGTGAGACATCGGTAACTGCGCGAGCAACGATCACATGGCCAGAGGGTGACGCAGGCCCGGTAACTGTTCAAGCTGTTGTTAATGCGGCAGGCACTTATGCAGATGAAGCAGCGGCGATATCTGATGTCGCCACGTTTCAAGGCAGCGCTTTTACTGCTAATGCATCAAAAGAAATCCAGTTTGATATTCCTGTTACTGGTTTAACAGGCTCAACAAACTATGATATTTGGCTAAGGGCTGTTGCTGTTGCAGGCGGGACGGATGACTACTCAACAACGTCGTTCACAACTACGCCAGCAGCGCCAACGATCACAAGTGTCAACGGCGGTAATCCAATTCCGCGAAGCGCAACAAGCGTTAATGTAACAGGCTCAGGACTAACAGGTCACACGGCTTGTGATATTGATGGGACAACACAAAATACTTTCTCTGTCACGAATGATACGACAGCAACTTTCGATGCTGTTATGCCTGTCGGCCGTAAGTATGGCGATAATGCAACATTAAATATCGGTGGAACAAACCATACTGTTACATTTGAAAATGATGCAGGCTGGAATAATGTAGCCATTACTGATTTATGGCCTACAAAAGCAGATCGGATCGACGAAGGGCAAACGTGGGATCTAGCAAACAACGATGTAGTTGATTGGGAAATCACAGCAAACAACGTTGTAGTTGACAACACTGGTCGAGCATCAGCCGACGCAACAACAGCATTTGATGCACGTATTTTTGACGACTCAGATCAAACATGGGGCAGTCAAGGCACATACACTGCTAACGCCGCACTAACACCAGTCACAAAAGATTTCGGCGTTACATTCTCAGTTATGGAGACAGTAACTAGAGATTATGGCGTTTCGTTTAACGTTCTTGAGTCAATCAATAAAGATTTCTCATTGTCGTTCAATGTAGCAACGGCAGTTAATAAAGACTTCGGTTTATCTTTCAATGTAGCAGAAGCGGTAACAGTTGATTTTGCTGTTTCGTTCAATGTTGCAAATTACGTTTTCAATACTCCAATTTCAAGAGTAATTATCGTTTAAGGGGTTATCATGCCAATTGCAGATACAGACATTGACATTAAATTAAGCGGCGGGGCTGGTAACACAGATGGTGACGCTAGCCTGGGCGGTGTCATTTCAACAACTAACGCACCAACCACAGCAGACGGTTTATTCGATACCGTTTCAACCGCAGAAGCAGCAGCGGGAAGCACAGAGTATCGTTGCGTTTATTTCCAAAACAATCACGGCACTCTAACAGCTCAAAATGCAGTGGTTTATATTCAAACGAACACAAGCCAAACAGATAATGATCTTGAAATCGGTGTTGGTTCAAGCGGTGTGAATGGAACTGAGCAAACTGTAGCAAATGAAACGACAGCACCGACAGGTGTAACGTTCTCAAGTGCTGCTGGTTCAGGTAACTCATTAGCGATTGGTGATATTCCAGCAGGTCAACATATTGCCGTTTGGATTCGTCGAGTTGTTAACGCAGCAGCAGCGGGCGCATTAAGTACAGCCACTATCCGTCTAGGCTTTGATACGGCTCAATAATGACTAAGATATTCGAAAAAGATCCAGTTTCTAAGCTCGATTACGCTTTAGACTGGTCTACTCAATTATCTAGCACTGATGCAATTGCAACATCTGTTTTTACTGTACCGACAGGGCTAACAAAAGAACAAGAGTACATTGCAGACGGTAAGCCTGTTGTATGGTTATCAGGTGGTGAGTTAAATCAAACCTATGAGATAACCAATTCAATTACTACTGATGAAGGGCGAGAAGACAATAGACGTTTTCTCATTAAGATTGTTGATCTGTGAAAGTACACATAGACCACGACCTAAAGGATTTAACAAAAGACTTACGGACGATTCAGCAGCGAGCATTACCCCAAGCACTACCCCAAGCGCAAAACAAAGTATTGGACAGCGTTAACACTGTTGCTAAACAGCTTATCTCTAAAGAGACAGGGCTAAAGCAAAAGAACGTTGACGATAAGATAAAGAAGAAGAGAGCAAGACAGGGAAAGAATAATGCCTCATTAGATGCAGTAGCAGGCAGAGCATTTAATCTTATTGCTGATGTAGCTGAGAGTAAACGTAAGCCTAGTGTATTCAATAGAAAGCTCAAAGGCGGTAAGCGCAAAGGGCAGTATGCATTCAAAGGCGTAAGGGCTAAGGGATGGGGAAAGCTTAAAGTATATGAAGGTTCATTCATTGTGCGCACTAAGAACGGGCCATTGGTAGCAACAAGGAAGGGTAAGAGCAAACTAAAGTTTCTACCGGGTGCGTCAGTGCGACAGACATTTAATAAAGACAAGATACAGCAGCCCATGAGAGCCAAGGTTAAACAAAGACTAGGGATAGAGTTAAAGCGAGCGATTAATAATGAAGTTAGAAAGTTCTTACGCAACAGAAAATAAAAGACTTGACAAAAGTTTACGGGTCCTTCTCAGAGTTTCGCGATACGGGTTCGCAGCAGCGCGAGATTTTTCTAGCTGTGATCGCCTATAAGGGGTTGTAGCTCATATATGGCCACACAGGAAGAGATTGCTGACTTCTTCGGAATCAGTAAGAACACAGTCAAAAAGCATCAAGAGAACCTTGGCTTACCTACTAGAAACTGTGATTTAAAAGAATTTGCAATTGCTTACACAACTCATTTAACCGAAGTTGCGGCAGGTCGCGGTTCAGATGGTGAATTCGATTTAACAGAAGAACGCGCACGACTCGCACATCATCAAGCAAACAAAACAGAATTAGAAGAAAAGCAATTGAAAGGGGAATTGATAAAAGCATCGATTGTTGAGAAAGCATGGTCGGGAATGATTGGCAGCTTTAGAGCAAAGATACTTTCTATTCCGTCAAAACTTGCTGGACCACTCACAATGATCGATGAAGTTGCAGAAATGGAAGACGAGCTTAAAAGCGCGATGTGGGAAGCGTTACAGGAATTAGCTGATTATGATCCAAGACATTACGGTATCAAACCTAGTCAATCGGGTCAGGAATCAAGTACAGCCGCCGCCTGATTTAACGGTTTCGGAATGGGCTGATGCTCACCGAAAGTTATCAAGCGAGGCAAGTGCTGAGCCGGGAAGATGGAAAACTTCACGAGCTCCATATCAAAAAGGTATCTTAGACGCGGTATGCGATCCTAAAGTTGAAAATGTCGTTGTGATGAGCTCAGCGCAGGTCGGAAAGACTGAGCTCGTGTTAAACACAATCGGTTATTTCATCGATTACGATCCAAGTCCGATCTTATGTCTACAGCCAACAATCGAAATGGCACAGACATTTTCTAAAGATCGATTAGCGCCAATGGTGAGAGACACCGATACGCTAAACGGTAAAGTTCAAGACAGTAAAAGTCGATCATCTGGCAATACGATTTTGCACAAGACGTTTCCCGGCGGTCATATAACCATGGCTGGCGCGAATAGTCCTGCAAGTCTAGCAAGTAGACCTATCAGAGTTTTACTTTGTGACGAAGTGGATCGTTACCCACCAAGCGCAGGCGCAGAGGGTGATCCGGTCAACCTTG